GGTGCCGTAAGCACTAGTTCACAGCTTAACTGTGCCTGCCCTTAGCGAGGGACGCCATCAGGACTAGCTATGCGTTTGTCTGACGCATTAGGTGTTGCGGAGTGACGACCCGCTGTCAGCTGAGTTCGGCTGATCACCGCAGCTGGCAACATCCGATCCGCTTAGGAGGTGTTTCATGGAACTCCATGCGAGGGCCGGGATTGATGATCTCGGTATTTACCTCAGCAGAGGGAATCAGAAAAAGGTTTCCGATGCAATCGCCAGCCTTAGCAGGGCGGTCGAGAATGTAGCCATCGATTATTCGATGGAGCAGGCTCTGGGCGACCTGTCAAAAGGGCTAAATCCAGAAAGGGACAATCGGAGTGTCACCGACCCTGAATGGGTGGAGAAAGGGATTGCCGCCTACGGCTGCCCAATTCATCCAACCGCAAGTTCTGGATCCACGTCAACCTTTCCAATCTCAGGACACGGAGAGTGTTGTTGCCGACGACGTCGAGGAAACGTTGGAAGCGACTCCGCTAACTCACACGGACCTGGGAAGCCCGCAAGAAGTCAAGTTTCTACCACCGCAGGACCTCGAGGACGACGAGGTGGTGGTGACGACGAGCAAGGTAACCCGTCGCGTGAAGGTCGGCCAGGACATGTCGGGACTGGACATGTATCTTATGACCCTCGCCAACTTGACAGGCGAACTGCACTGGCCAATGGAAGTCTACACGGTCAGGGCGGAACCTCACCTGGTCCACGACCCTACGAAACCGATGCCTACAAAGGCGCCGTACGTGCGGTCTATGACAGTGCAGGTACTAAAGCGCGAGGGAGACTCCCTCTCTCAATCGCTGAAGTGGTGGAGAGTTACATCCTACCTAACTCTTACGCTGGGGCTCCTCTTTTCGCTCGTAATGAATTGGTCTTGGATGCCGGGGCACGACTCGCTCAACGCATTGTTGAGGGTGGCCGGGGGTTTGACCCCTATGTTTTTGGCCGTCGCGTTCAGCCTGGCTCTGCTGGTCCAAAGACTCGGCTGGTATGGATGGCGCCGCTTCCTACGACAATTGTGGGGACGCGTTACAGCAAACGGGTCATGGAAGCGCTTTCTCGGAGGCGACCGTTCGTATGGGGTCTCAGAGGACATGAACAGGGCGCGATCATCAGCGAGATCGAGTCGCGATTCCGATACGTCTATTCGTTAGACTTTTCGAAGTTCGACTCAACTGTTCCTGCACGCATGATCGATGATGCATTCCGTGTGGCGCGGACGCACCTCGAGCTTGATGAGCAGGAGCTGGGCGTTTGGAGAAGGTACGTCAACGACTTCATCCACTCACGGATTATTGCCCCAGATGGGCATGTGTACCAGAAGCATCGCGGCGTTCCGAGTGGTAGTGCTTTTACGAGCATCATCGACTCGATCGTCAACCTACTGCTTGTATCTTATATGTGGGAGAAGCTTACTGGGCATTCGCTCAACCACGACCGCGTCCTGGTGATGGGTGACGACGTCATCATTGGATCAAACACGCGTCTTGACCTCGGTCAGCTTGCGTCTGCGGCTAGTGATCTGGGCTTCGTTCTGAGCGTTGAGAAATCGACGATCACGGACACGTCCCGTGAAGCGAGGGCATTCGATGACAATCGGACGCATTTCCTCGGACACTGGTGGGTTCACAGTCAACCCCATCGTCCTACGAAGGAACTTCTTCAACGGATGGTGTACCCTGAG